CGCTGCACCTCGGTTTCGTAGACTGATTTGGTTGCGGCCTCGGCTCGCTTATTCTCGGCAACCATCGCCGAAATCGCATTCACCGCCGGGATCGCCGCCGCCGTGATCCCCATAATGGCGAGCGCTACCGGGTTGGCTAAGAATGCCGCGGAGAGCGCCACAACGCCAGCCGTGAGCGCGGCCACTGCGGCTGTTATCGCCGGGAGCGCCGCGATTAGGGCGCCGCCGGTGAAGATCCCAGCCCAAATCAGGAGTTGCGTGCGGTTGGCGTCAATCGCATTTCCGAGCGCCACCACCCCATTCCCCATCGACTCCACTGCGCTCGTCAACCCGCGCACAGATTCCACGAGAGCGGCGCCGAATAGGCCTTGCGAGATTTTCAAAAAAGTCTGATCCCACGTATCAGCCAAATTACTAATCGCGCCATCGAGCGTCTTGGCTCGGGTTTCCATCGCCCCGGCAAAATCCACATCCCCAATCCGCCGCAAATACGATTCGATCTCAGCGGCATTCTTGCCGATCGTTTCGCTGACGCCGCGGAATGTTAGTGTGACGCGGTCGCCTTCGCTCGAGGCCTTGATGCCGAACTCTTTGAGCCGCTCGAATTCGCCGGTGGCAGCATCGGCCACCGCCTCGATCATCTGATTGAGGGATTTGCCCATTGCCGAGGCAGTGTTTCCGTAACTGCGGAGCGCCTCCTCGGATGGATCGAGCCCGAGCGCCTTGAGCTTGGTGAATGCGCCGGTGACCTCGGCGAGCGAATAGGGGGTGTTGGCGGCGAAGGTTTTGATCCACGCGAAGTTGATCTCTGCGGCCCGGGCCGATCCGGTTACAGTGATCAGGCTCGAATTCAACACGTCGAACTCGCGCTGTACCTCGATCACCTTCCCAACAAACGACTGAACTGAGAACCCCGCCGCAAACGCCGTCAGTGCGGCTCCGGCCGTCTTGATGCTTTTCTCGACCGAGCCCATGGAATCCTCGACGGTCGATTGCACGCGCTTCATGTCCTGTTGTAACCGGACAATGTTCGCCGCCATCTCAATCGTCAATGTCCCAACGGTGTTCATCGTTTGCGTGCCTGTAACATGAGCCGAAACTGATCGGAGATTTTCTTGCTAACAACAGCCCTATCAAACATGTTCACCGGGTCGCCATAGGGCGGCGCGCAATCCGGCTTTTCACTTCGCGCCAGTTGGTCTAAGTATGCCCGAGACATATGCCGCAAAATCGCGAATTCCCACGGCTGCAGATCGATCCCCAACCCACGAGCCCAAGCGTCAATCTCCCCCGCCGACAACGCCACATACCCATTAGGCGTCCCAGCGCACATCCCCAAATCAAGCCAATACGCAAGCAAATACTCCTCCCCATCGAGCGGAGGATACAATGGCTTGCCGCCGCGATCGAGGATGTCTTGGGCGCGGGTGCGCGGCTCGGATTTAGCCCCAGCCACAGCCGATCCGCGCGGCTCGCGTGGAACGGTGTTAAACCAAGCAACTTGCCGCGCATACAGCGTTAATCCTTCGCCGAGGGCTGTGTAAAATTTGCCCAGTCGCCGATCGCCTTATTCACCTGCTCGGTGATAAAGCCGATGCCGGCGTCCATGTAGGCTTGCTTGAACATCTCAGTCCCAGTGAAATCCTTGTATACGAAATTGTTAAAAGAAACCGTACACGCAGCGAGAAACTCCGCATCTAATTCGCGTTGCTCGCCGTCTTTCATCTTCTTTCCGCCCTTTTTAACAAATTCCAGCACAGCGCGATTCCTAACACCTTGCGCACGCTGAAAGGGGCGAGAACCCGGGCCATACACTGTTATCGAGAGCGGATCGCCCGCATCATTCGCTAGCGGCTCCCCGTCCGGGGTTTCCAACTCGATAATAGTGGTTTCATTAACAGCCAACTTCGATATGTCAAACATAACAATAAGATCCTTTCGCGGGTTTTTATTGCCCGTGCCCGGCGCCCGTTGACCCCGCGAAAGGTCAGGCGGACGACGGGCCGGTGCTCGGGGCGCCTCAGCGCGAGGCATTAAGATGCGAGAGATTCAACAATACCAACACCAGCCGAATTCACCGTCAACTCGAGCGTACAAGTGGCGGTTGTGATCGAATCGACCGAACCAACATTCACTTTCCAGGTCATTACCTTGGCGCGGAAATAATACTTATCGCCATTTTGCGTCGTGACCTTGAATGAATAATCCGTATCAGCGAGCGCCGCGGCCTTCATGATAATTTGGCCGGCATCGTCGGTGTCGAGCCCGAGGGTTAGAGCCATCGAGCCTTCGTTGAAGGAGCCTTTGAATTTTTGCGTGCCGCGGGTGCCAACTGGGTTGTGAGTCACGAGCGCAAATTCGCGGCCGAACTCGCCCATGTCGGTGATTTCGCCGACGAGCGCCGGAGCCGGGGAGGCATTAAACAGCGTGTTATAGCCCGATGCGTCGAATGTCGCCGGAGCCGAGGAGGTCACCCGGAGGGTGGAGCCAGCAGAGGTTGCTACAGTCATGGTTGTTTCCTTTTACAAAAAAGTTTCACTCATAGTATCGGAGCACATAGTCAGCGGATTGCGTCCAGATTCCCAAATCATTATCCTTCTCCACAACCCCCGCAACGCCGAGCCTACAACTGATGATTGTTTTTCCGGCGATGACAATATTATGTCGGAAATCCAAAAGTGCGCGCAAAGCACTGTGAATGCTTTTTATGGTCGCAATATCTCGGGCTAGCGGATTCAACTGCACCCGCGCCACAGACTCTTGCCGCTCGGTGGCGTAATTTAAGTGTGGGGCCGGGGTATTGGTAACCACTTGATAAACGAGGGCCGGATAGGCGGTGTTCTGCGGCAACTGACTCAAGGCACGACGCGAACCGACGAGCGCCGTGATGGAGGCGTCGGAGAGCCAAGTTGATACGATTTGTTCTGCGCTCATGGCATGCTCCAGATCTTTTGCGCCTCGGCAATAATCCTATCGTGAATATATTTCCGCATCGCCTCAATCGACTCTTTTTGATAGCCATCGAACGCCCGCCGCATATAGCCGATTGGCCGAATGCCAGGGTGAATGGCGGAGGCCCGCGCGATCCGCGAGCCGGTGCGCGAGGGGAATGAGAGGGGCTTGCGCTTTTCGGTCGAGACTTTTCCCTTTTTCGTGGCGCCGATCTTATAGGGGCGGCGAACGCTTTTGCCACTGCCGACGTAATAAGACGCTGTCCCAAATTCGAGCATATGCGCGTAGAATGCCTTTGCGTCGCCGGCACGAACCTTTGCAATACCGACGCCGCGACGCACATCGGTCGAGGATTTGATCGAGCGGGCTAAATCCTTCTTATCCGACACAAAGTTGCGGGCCTCGTCCCGAAACACATTCACCCCCGCCCGCAAGCCGCCGCGCATAATGTTGCGCTCGAATCGCACAGGGAACTCTTGAAGGGCGGCGTACAACTCGGATAGGCCTTGCGCCTCGAACTCAAGTGCCATCGATGGAGCCCTCGGTGCAATCGAACACTAGCTGCTTGTTGTCCTCGTCGGGATTGCTAACGGAGATGATGTTGAATATCCTCGACCCATACAAAATCCTCCACGCATCCACCGTTTGCGGCGGGAGGAGCGCGGCGGAGTATCGCGTTGTTATTTTGTATAGTGATTCAGAGTTGACCACGAGGGTTTGCATCGATTCCTTCGAGCGCAGCGCCCGGATATGTGCCCAAACGGTCGCAACCGTTACCCAGCTGTCTGTCGGTTGCCCATAGGCGTCGAGCGTAGAGCTGGGGCGCTGAATGGTGATGCGTTGATTGAGCCGTCCGATCCTCATCGCCCTACACGCCCATTTTGATTCGATAAGGCATCAATAAATACTCGGTCGCCATCGGTACTTCGGTCACGATATTTGCGACATTAATCGCTTCGCGGTTTTCATAAAGATGCCCGATCAACATTAACATTCCGCGCTGAATCGCCACCGGAACATTGTACATCGTCGGGCTTCCCGCATCCATCCCAGCCGACATCGTGATTGTGATCGCGTTCACGCGAGCCTTAGTTGCAGGCCACGGCTCGGTGGGTTGAAGCCGCGCGGGTCGATCGTACGGATCAAGCAAGTATTTCGTAGACGAGAGGGTTTGTGTGGCGCCGTCCGGGTCAATGTAACTCACCGAGGTAATCGAGCGCACAGGCCATATCCCCAAATCAATCTCATCCTCCGGGAACTCGTCGAGCGTTAACAGATAAGTCTGCTCCACGAGCCCGAGCCCGGTGAAGGCCTCGGCGCTTTGTCGCGCGGCGGTGATCAGCGCCGTCACCAACGCATCATCCGGATGCGTCGGCGGCGATCCGCTCGTGTCCAACCGGAGGTGGAGCCGCGCTTGAGCCAGCGTGATCGGCTCGGCCGCGACATCGTTCAATGGAGTCAATTTCATCTTTTATCCCTCAGCGCCGCGTATGCCTCCGCGGCCTTATCGCCAACCCACATCCGGAGTATTTCGCCCGAGGCATCCACATCGCCAACAAACCCACGATCATGCCCCGATCCGATCCCGGCTCGCCCTGGCAACCCTTTCATCCCAATAACCGATCGCCCATAGAATAGTCTGTGCGCAGTGAATTTCTGATAAAGCAAAATGTCATAAAATGTTTCTTGCCTCGAGACAATCGCCCGGAACAACG